CCGGGAGATCAGCGCCGACCAGTCCTCGACGTCACACAAGCTCAAGTACTTCGAGAACGCCGCCACGCCGAACCTCCTGGTGAAATTCGACCAGACGATGGCGCTCAAGCAGGCCAAGGACTGGATCGACCTGTTCGAGCGCGATCACGCCGGGGCGATGAACGCATGGAAGACGCTCTTCCTTGGCGGCGGCTCTGACGCCGCTGTGGTCGGTGGCAACCTGCGCCAGGCTGATTTCGTCAGCGTGCAGGCTGCTGGTGAGCTGCGCATCGCCTCTGCGGCGGGCGTGCCGCCGATCGTCATCGGCCTGGCCGGCGGACTAGAGGCGGCGACGTACTCGAACTACGGGCAGGCCCGCCGAGCCTTCGCCGACCTGACGATGCGCCCGCTGTGGCGCGACATGGCCGGCGCGTTGGAGACGATCATCCGCATCCCCGACCAGTCACGCCTGTGGTACGACGATCGCGACATCTCGTTCCTCCAGGAAGACATGCAGGACGCAGCGGTCATCCAGCAGACGCAGGCCAGCTCGATACGCACGATGATCGACGCAGGCTTCACTGCGGCTTCGACGGTAGAGGCTGTCGTAGCGCAGGACTTCAACCGGCTCAAGCATTCGGGCCTGTTCTCGGTCCAGCTCCAGGCACCGGGCTCGACCAAGATGCCCGCTGGCGAGGTTCCCGGCGAGATACCGGTCGGACCGGGCACCAAGCCCGAGGACGTTGCCCCCGGCGCGGCCACTACCAAGCCCGTCAGCACCAAGCCGAACGTGCCAACCGCTAAGCCGGCGATGACCAACGCCTCACCAATAACGGGTGAGGTCCGCTGCTCCAACTGCAACCGCCTACTCGCGGAGCTGGCGACAGAGCCCTACCGCTTCTCGTGCCTGCGCTGCAAGAACGTGACGAGTTCCGGCTTGACGGACATGACAGCCGCGGCTTAATCTCGGCGTGCTTGAACTGAATACCGGCCCGTGTCCTGCGTGACCAGCGCCGCCATACCGACTTAATCAGTGACCTCTGTGTCCGGAAAGACATGGAGGTCATTTGCGTTGAAGCCCGAAGATCTGGCAGGGGCGCCACCCGCTCGCCTGCCGTTCGCGGTCACTCGCGCGGTTGCCACGCCCGTCGAAGCGAAGGCCGTCGACGAGAACGCGATGCCAGTGATGGCAGTGCGCTTCTCTACCTTCGGCGACTGGTACGAGGTCAACTCGCTGTTCGAGGGGCACTTCCTCGAGAGCATCGACCGCCACGCCTTCGACCGGACGATCGCAGAGAACCGCTCGAACATGAAGGTGCTCTTCGACCACGGCCACGACCCGCAGATTGGCAACAAGATCCTCGGCCCGATCGAGTCGCTGTCCGTCGACGACGCCGGCCCGCTGGCCCACGTCCCGCTCTTCCCCACGACCTACAACCGGGACCTACAGCCTGGCCTGGAGGCCGGTGCCTACGGCTCGTCGTTCCGCTTCACGGTCGACGACGACGTGTGGGACCGCTCACCTCGGGCGAGTGACTACAACCCCGACGCCATTCCGGAGCGGCGCATTACCAGCGCCTCGGTCATGGAGTTTGGCCCCGTCACTTTTCCAGCCAATCCCAACGCGAGCGCCGGTATGCGCTCAACCACCGATGACTTCTACGGCCACATCAAAGACCCCGACGTATTCGGGGCGCTGATGCGCTCGGCGCAGGCCGCACGTTCACCCAAGGCGGCTGTGCGCCGTTCAGCAGAAAGGAAAGCCCCAGTGGAAGAGACCAAGTTTCTGACCCGCGACGAGATGGCCGCAGCTCAGGCCGACATCCGCGCCGAGATGGGCATCTTGGCCGGCGAGTATCCAGGCGTACTGCCCGAAGAGGCGCAGACCCGCTGGGACGACATGGACAAGACGGAGCGCAAGCTCGATGCCGACATCAAGGCGTGGGACGCGCGTCAGAAGCGCCTGGAGACCAGCACTGTGAGCGAACCCGGCGAGTACAAGTCGGTCAACCAGATCAACCGCAAGGCTGATCGTGACCTGTACAGCCCGGAGTCGCGCGGTTCCACCGTCGAAGAGCGCGCCGCTGAGTACCGCGACGACGCGATGCGCATCCTCGAGCGCACCAAGTTTGCCGAGCGTGCCGACGAGGCGCGCAGCAAGGACCGCATCGCGGACCTGCTCGAGCATCACGAGTCTCCCGACATGGAGATGGCTCGGCGCATCAAGTACACCGGCTCGCCGGTCTACATGCGGGCCTTCGAGAAGATCATCAAGGCCCGTGGCAGCACGATCGGCCTGACTCCCGAAGAGCAGCGAGGCACTGCCCTCGCAGTCGGCGTCGACGGCACAGGCGGTTTCGCCGTCCCGTTTGCCTTCGACCCGACAGTCATCCACATCGGCGTGTGGAACGGCGCGGTGAACCCGTACCGCGCTACCTGCCGCACCGTGGACATCGTCGGCACGGATACGTGGAATGCAGTGACCGCGACAGCCGTCGTGGCCACCCGAACCACTGAGGCCGCGCCTGCGACTGAGCAGGGTCCGACCTTCGCCCAGCCCCAGTACATCGTCAAGCGTGCCCAGGGCCAGATCACCGCATCCTTCGAAATGTTCCAGGACCGCGCTGACCTCGCCTCGGAGATGGCCACGCTCATCGCCGAAGCCAAGAACAACGAGGAAGAGACCTCGTGGGCGACTGGTGCCGGCGCTGGCGCTGCGTCGATCGGCGTCGGGCCGGTCAACGGCACGTCAGGCGCTTACACCGCTTCCGGTCAGACGATCGGTGCCGGCGTCATCGCAGCTGGTGATGCCGATGCTGTCGAAGCAGCCCTGCCGGTGCGCCACCGCTTCGGTGCGCAGTGGTACATGAACCGCGTCAACATCCGCAAGTTCCAGTCAGTGGAGACTGCGGGCGGCAAGCTCTTCCAGCAGAGCCTGTACTTCCAGTCAGCCGGCAACATCGACCTGGCACGGGATGGCAACACCGGCCTGCGCCTGCTCGGCTACCCGGTCAACGAGTCGCCTTCGCTGCCCACCGCAACGACGGCCAACATCGTCATCGGAACGCTGCTCAACCCGCAGAGCTACGTGATCGTTGATCGCGTCGGCCTGCAAGTCCAGTTCATCCCGTTCATCTTCAACTCGTCTGCCCTGGCCACCGGCCAGCAGGCGCTGTACTTCCTGTACCGCAACCACGCAGCCCCGCTCAACGTCGACGGCGGCCGCACGCTTCGCTTCCAGTAAGAGCCGGCGCTTGGGGAGGGCGGCAACGCCCTCCCCGGCTCCCAAGGAGAAGCACATGGCAGACAAGCCGACCTACTACACCGTCATCCACTCGTTCGCATCGGCGACCGACGACTACCAGGAGGGCGAAGTCCTTGAGGCCGGAGATCCGGCGATCAAGAAGTGGCCGATGAACTTCGCACCGCTCGTCGTGCGCGGCAAGACGATCGAGCAGGCCACCGCAGCGCCCGACGAGGTACGTGATCTCCCGCCGCAAGGCAAGGCGATCACCACGGCCTCGTTCAAAGGACGGTAGCCGATGGCCTACTCGAAGATGCGCATGTCGGCCGCTAACCCGGCCGTCACCAACCGTTTCGTGGTCTCCACGAACATGGTCAACGGCAACTACACCATCGCCAATGCCACGATGCCGACCACGCCAGGCGCGCGGCGCATCACGGCAACCATCACGGCCAACACCGGCAACGACACGCCGGGCACGCTGGCCATCACCGGAACGGACCTGCGCGGCAACACGCAGACCGAGACGCTGACGCTTGTCGCCGCCGGCACTGCCACGAGCGCCAAGTTCTACGTGACCATCACGCAGCTGACGCAGGCCGGCTGGGTCATCAACGGCGGCAACGACACCATCGTCGTCGGCGCCGAGGCTGGTGTGACCGTCGCTGACGGCCAGAGCCAGCTGTTCGCCATCGTGGTCAACACGACGGCGGCGGGCACGGTCACCGCAACGGACTCGTCGGGCGTCTTCGCCTCATTGAAGGCAAGCATCGCCGAGGCCACGTATTACTACCTCTGCGACACGGCGAACTTCCTCAAGATCGACCTCGCGGCCGCGTCCGACGTGACCGTGATATTCACCGCGCCAACGCCGCTGAGTTACGCGCTCTAAGCGATGGCTGTCGCAGCGACGACGCTCAACGGGGCAATCAACAACGCCGTCACCTCGCTGACGGTGCGCGATGCCGTGGGCTTCGCCACATCCGCCGAGACGGATGACCTGATCCAGATCGACTC